CGAACCCGCGCCGCTGAAGGTGACGGTGAAGAACACCGGCACGGCGGCGATCACGGGCGTCACGGTGACGGCAGGCGGGAAAAAGGCCGAGCTGACCAAGGCGCTGAACATCGCAGCGGGCAGCAGCCTGACCATCGACATGGAGCCACCCATCGGGGCGGTGTACGGCAACGGGGACAGCGCGCTGCCCTGCGCGAAAAGGTTTGATTACATCGCGCTGCCTGACGGGCCGAATGTCATCAATGTGGCGCTTGCCTACGGCAGCGGCACGGCGGGGGCTGCGATCACGGCCAGCGTGCGCGGGAGGTACAAGTGATGCAGGACGAATTTGTTACCGTGTACGATCAGGCGGGCCGCCTGCTGGCCGTGCTGGAAAATGCCACGGACGTTAGCTATGTGCTGACGCATAACGACCTTTGGACGGCATCCTTCAGCCTGCCCAGCGGCGACCCTAAAAACGCACTGTGTGAAGCGCACAACCTTGTGAGCCTGCCGGACGACAACCGAAAAACCGGCCTGTACCGCATCGTGGGCATGCCCACCAGCCAAGACGGCACGCCGGGCGGGCAGAAGACATACAGCATTGAGCACGTCATGGCCACGCTGCTGGACGACGTGCTTTTTGGCTATCACGAAATCGGCGGCGAGGGCGTGACCACCCGGCAGGTGGCCGAATACATCCTGTCGCAGCAGACTGTGAAGCGCTGGAAGCTGGGCGCGTGCGAATTTGCCGACGAATACGCCTATAAGTTTGAAAACACGGCGCTGCTGCCGTCGCTTTTGTCGCTGGCCAACGTGCTGACGGAGGAATACACATGGGAGTTTGACACGGACAGCGGCAGCGGCACGGAGGCCGACCCGTGGATCGTGAGCCTGCGCAAGGCGGACAGCACGCCCGGCTGTGGCATCCACTACATGCGCAACATGGTGGAGATCGAAAAGAGCATGGACGCCACCACGCTGGTGACGCGGCTGTACCTGCTGGGCTACGGCGAGGGCGTGAACCAGCTGACCATTAAGGACGTGAACGGCGGCGTGCCCTATGTGGAGGCCGACACGGCCAGCAAATGGGGCGTGAAGTGCAGCGTATACGCCGATACGCGCATCGAAGACGCGGCGACACTGAAGGCCCGCGGCCTTGCGGTGCTGGAAAAGTACAAGAACCCCTATATCAGCTATACGGCATCGGCTATTGATTTGGCCCGCCTGACCGGGCACAGCTGGGACAGCTACATGCCGGGCAAGCTGGTGCAGGCGATGGACGGCGAGCACGGCATTGAATTTTGTGCGCGCATCGTGTCCATCAGCAAGAGCGACATGCGCGGCAGGCCGGGCGAGATCGAGATCACCATCGCCAACGCCGCGCGCGACGCCGCCGACAGCATGAACGCGCTGGCCGACCGCATGGGCATCGCGGAGCTGTACAGCCAAGGCGCAACCAATCTTTACAGCCAGCAATACGCCGACAATGCCGACGAAACACACCCGGCCATTATGCGGGTGTATGTCCCCAGCGGATGCGTGCGCATCAATCAAATGCTGCTTTCGTGGAGCACGGAAGCCTTCCGGGCCTACGAAACCGGCGCAGCTGCGGGCGGCGGCACGGCGACCACCACGGAAAGCGGCGGCGCTTCCACGTCCACCAGCAGCGCGGGCGGTTCCGACGAACGCACCAGCAGGGCGGGCGGCGCGTATGCCACCACGGTGGAGCAGCGCGTGGTGAGCACCACTGGCTCCACAGGCGGCGCGATACGCGGCCACAGCGGCGACACCAGCGGCATGACATCCTACGCCTACGATTACAGCGGCAACGCTATGAGCACGACGGGCGAAGCGGCGCTGACCATAGGAGACAGCACCCTGCTGACCACGGACAGCGGCGGCGGGAGCGTGTCCACCAGCGAGGCGGGCAGCCATGCGCACACAGGCGGCAAGCATACGCATATCTTCGGGCATTACCATTCCATCCCCGGCCATACCCACGCTATCGGCAGCCACACCCACAGCGGTCCCAGCCACCGGCACAGCTTTTCCGGCAGCGATTCATTGGCCAATGGCCACACCCACACGGTGACGGTGAAAAGCCTAAACAAGGCCACAACAACTACCGGCGTGAGCACGAACGGCATCCACAAGGTGGCAATTTCGGGAGATACGGGCTATGCAGGCACCGGCACCACCGGCAGCGCAACGCCCACCTGCGGCGACGGCGGCAGCGGCACCACGGGCAACGCGATTTATGCCTCCGGCAACTCCCACACCGAAACCGCCGAGGGCGGCGCGGTGGCGACCACCAGCAACGGGGCGCACACCCACACCATGGGCGATCACACCCACGGCATGCAGCACACCCACAGCGCGGGCAAGCACAGCCACAGCATGGGCCACACGCACGAATTCAAACATTCGCACAACGTGACGGTGGTGGTGACAATTCCCGAACAGAAAATTACCATCCCCGGCCACAGCCATGTGGTGGAAATTGCCGCGCATACCCACACCGTGACCATTCCCGACCACACCCACGACCTGACGCTGGAAGACCACACCCACGAGATCATCCACGGCATCTATGAGGGCGGCACGGCCCGAAATGTGACGCTGTATGTGGACGACAACGAGGTGCCCGCCGAGAGCGTGAAGGCCAGCGAGATGGACATCGTGCAATACCTTGCCAAGGATGAAGACGGCAAGATCACGCGCGGCACATGGCACGAAATCAAGATCGTGCCCGACAGCCTGACCCGCATCGAAGCGAACCTGTTCGTTCAGTCGTTCGTGCAGAGCGTGGGCGGCGGGGACTATTAAGCACAAGGGGGCTTTATATGGCAAGCAACTGGATGATTGAGCAGGATGTAGACCTGCGCTGCGGCGCGCAGACGCCGCAAATCTGGCCCAACGCGCTGATGCTGATCGGCGACAATCTGGCCCACACATGGCGGGTGCGCGTGTTTGACGGCGGCGGAGCCGTGGCGCTGACCGGCGCGACCGTTACGGGCTATTTTGTGCGGACGGACGGCAACACCGTGGCCGTTCAGGGCAGCGTGGAAGGCAGTACCGCCATCGTGACGCTGGCCCAAGCGTGCTACGCCTTTGAGGGCGACCTGAAGGGCGTGATGCGCCTGACGCTGGGCGGCAAGACCGTCACGCTGTCCGTGCTGACGCTGATGGTGCGCAAGGTGCTGACCGACGCCATCATCGACCCCGGCAACGTCATCCCCAGCCTTGAAGACCTGCTTGCGCAGATCGAGGCCATGGAGACGGCGACCGCCGCGGCCAATACCGCAGCCGGTGCGGCCAATACCGCCGCAGCCGCCGCCGCCAGCGCGACCAGCGCAGCGAACACCGCCGCGACCGCTGCCACCAACGCAGCCAATGCGGCCAACAGCGGCGAAACCGCCCGCGTGGCAGCGGAGAAGAACCGGGCCAACGCCGAAACGGCCAGAGCGAATGCCGAAACGGCGCGGGCCAACGCTGAAACCCAGCGCGCCAACACAGAGGGAGCGCGCGCAACCGCCGAACAGGGGCGCGTCGCCGCGGAGCAGGGCCGCGTGGCTGCCGAGCAGGAACGCGCAAGCGCTGAAACCACACGCGAAACGGCAGAAACCGCACGGCGGGCCGCACTGGGCGGCCTTTCCTTTGCCGTCAACGAGGACGACGGCGGGCTGGATATTACTTACACCTACACCGAAACGGAGGGATAAACATGCCGAGCGAGAAAACGAACTTCCCGCGCGAATCGACCATGAAGGAAATGGCCAATGCGCTGGCCATGATTGCCGTGGCGCAGGCCAGCAACGCGGGCGACATCACCAGCGGAAAAGCCATTGCGCAGATCGTGCGCAGCGGGCTGGGGCCGCGGGCTTTCCCTGTGGGTAGCCGTCTGACCGTTGCGCACAGCGAGTACGGCTCCATTGCGCTGGACGTGGCAGCACACAACCACCACAAGAAGCCGGGCGACCCGGATGCGCCCACCATGACGCTGCTGATGCACCATTGCATCTATGGCCGCCAGATCGACGCAAGCGAGCTTTTGTGGGTGAATACCGGCGACAGCGCGCTGGCGGCGGGCGCCTACAATTTTACGCTGTACAAGGGCAGCAACGGCGGGCAGACCTATGAGGACGGCACCTACCAGTTTACCACCACGAAGCCCATTCCCGCGGGCGGCGGCTGGACGCACAACAAGGTGGGCGTATGGTACGCCAACGCGGCAGACTACAAGCCGGAGAACATCACAAGCGGCACCGTGACGACCTACGACGCGGCGGGCACCGTGCTGGAAAGCGGTCTGGCCGTGACGGCTGGCAGCGACGGCACGGCGCTGGGCACCGCCAGCAACGCAAAAGCGGATTGTGTGAACACCATCGGCACGTTCAACAGCATCATGCGCCGGGCCTACGGCAGCAATAACTGGGCCGAGAGCGCCGCGCGCCAGTGGCTGAACAGCAGCGCCGCAGCGAACAGCTGGTGGCAGCGGCAGACAATTTTCGATCTTGTGCCGAACTACGCGAACAAGGCGGGCTTTTTGGCGGGCCTTGACCCTGATTTTGTGGACGCGCTGGGCGCGGTGGACATTACGACCGCGCGCAACACCATCTACGAAATGGGCGACACGCTGGGCGGCAGCTATACCACCCGTGACAAGCTGTTTTTGCCCAGCATGACGGAGATCGGCCTCGGCAGCAATGACAGCGTGGTAGAAGGCAGCGTGCTGCCCTTGTACGACGGAGCCACGCAGACCGACCGCATCAAGTACGATCAGGCGGCGCAGACAACTGCCCGTTACTGGTGGCTTCGCAGCCCTAACCCGTGGAACGCCGGCCTCGTCCGTATCGTCTACCCTTCAGGGGCGCTGAGCGGCATCAACGCGACGAGCGGCCTCGGACTGGCGGCGGC